GGATTGGAGTGCGTTCCTATCGACTCGTATTGGAATAGAGTCGGGCGATACCTCTGTAACAGTTAATCATGCAGACTACACTGACGCACAGAAACAAAACCATCTGTGGCAGTACGTGAGGAATGGAGTCACTGGACAAGATAGTATGGTAATGTATCTATTGAAAGATGCACATATTGTACATATAATTCTCTGTACGATAGACAGAGATGAAACAAACGGTAATACGTTGTCTATAAATTTCTTTATTGCGGGTAGAGATGCTGATGGTAATAAAGGATATATAGAGAGCGATGTTATTACACAAAGAAAAGCGTTCCGTGCGTTTGTAAGACAAGAAGCATATAATATTAAGAACGTAGAAATAAAATTATGTAATGTTGCGAATGCACATGCAATGGCAAATCACTACACTAGACATTATAAGAATGCATCTAGTGTACAGTCATATGATGAAAGGACAACAGAGTATGGAGGTTCGACTAGAACAATGGGTATGACAAAACATGTTTTACCCACCGATGATAGTGACCTAGAAGGATAAATACAGGTATGGCAAATAAATATACACATTTCGATGCAAAATATTCGGATATAGACAGCGGTGATTTTGCGAATGCTATTGACATGTCATATGAAAGTATGAAAGATGAGACTAATTGGCATATGGCGCCTGGAAGTGTTGGAGAGTTGATTGATTCTGACGGTACTATTCTTAGTGATGCAAAGTGTAAAAGACATTTGAAGAGTACGATGTTAGGTAGAATGTCTATGTCAGGTCAGGGACAATGGGATTCCGATGGGTGGGGAACACCATTTCTTTTATGTATGAAAGAAACAGATACAAACAAACAATTATATTATCAGTCAGGACATAGTAATCCTGATAACCCACAAGAGGTGATAATAGACGCAAGTATATTTGGTCAAAATACTGCGGGTAGTAGAGGATATTTAAAAACTGATGTTCCTGAAATAAGAAAATCTTTTAGGAAATGGTTAGGAGAACAAGGGTATACGTCATTCGATATTAAAGTTGACCAAGGCGCACCAAAGGTAAGCACACATATGGAAACATATTATGCGACAGATAATGATGCTGACGCTGGTGCAAGAGAAGAAGAAACAAGAATAGATGGTCGTACAATAAAACATTACAAGATGACTGTACCTAGCGGAGAATAACAATGGCATTGAAAATTGGTAGTTACAACACCCTGAATTCAAGACAAGAGTTGACAGACTATTGTCTACGTAAATTAGGACATCCTGTAGTTGAAGTAAACATCAGTGATGAACAAATCGATGATAGAATCGATGATGCATTGCAAATGTATTTTGAACATCTTGGTGAAGGTTCACACAGACTTATCTTCCCATTAAAAATTACTCAAAATATGTTAACTCTAGGACAAATAGACTTTGATAGTATAAAGAATGATGACCCTAGTGGTGAACAAGCTGCAAACCCTCAATGGAATGTATCACAACTTACAGACCGTATCATATCAATTGTTGGTGTATATCCTTTTACTAATACTACGTCCGTACAAAACTTTATGGACTTGAACTATCAGATACGATTAAATGATATGGGAGACCTTGCTGGTGGTTTAGGTGAACTTGCATACTACGAACAATTACAACAGTATCTCTCATTGAGTGATATGAAACTCACAGGTCATCCTCAGATTAGATATCTACGCAGAGACAACAAACTTTTTATTGATGGTGATTTAAAACCTGATAACAGTCCTCTCAAAGTCGGTGAATTTCTCATGATAGAATTTTATGTTCATCAGAGAACAGATGGAAATGCGGATAAATTCTTCAACAATATGTTCTTAAAAGAGTTTGGTACTGCATTGTTAAAGAAACAATGGGGTGAAAATATATCTAAATTTGACGGAGTGACATTGCCTGGCGGAGTAACGATTAATGGTCAAAGATTAATCGATGAAGCGAATACTGAAATAGAACAAATCAGAGAGAGAATTATCAATGAATACGATGAACCGCCATCCTTTTTTATAGGATAACCTAATGGCGACAAATAAGTATTTCAATTACGGTGATAGAAACCAACAAAATCTGTACGAGTCTCTTGTAATAGAAGCGATTCAAATGTATGGACAGGATGTCTATTACCTTCCTCGTGAGATAATCAACAAAGACACACTTTTTCTTGATGATGTACCTTCACGTTTTGGTTCTTCCTATAAGGTAGAAATGTATATCGAAAACCAAGACGGGTTTGAAGGAGAGGGTGATTTATTTACTAAGTTTGGTATCGAACTAAGAGACCAAGCAAACTTTGTTGTTGCGAGAAAGAGATGGAAGAATCTGATTGGAAACAACTTAGATAAACAGAATTTTAGACCAAGAGAAGGTGATTTAATTTATCTTCCGATGTCAGAATCTATATTTGAAATACAGAAGGTTGAGACTGAAACTCCGTTTTACCAACTAAAGAACTTACCGACATTCCGTTTACAATGTGAATTGTTCGAATATAGTGATGAAGACCTTGACACAGGTGTCGAGGATATTGATGTTATTGAGAAAGAAGGTGCATTCCAATATCGATTGACTATGGATTCCAGTGGCGGTGGTTTCCAAGTTGGAGAGAGTGTACAACAGAATCTTGGTACTTTCACCATGAGTGGTGAAGTCACAAATATTATTGACAGTGACGGTGTGTACTCTATTGACCTTGCACATGTAGGTGCGAGTGATGGTAAATACCATGAGTTCGCAACAGGTACTCTTGCTCAAGGACAAACCTCAAATGCCACTTCAAAACCAACCTTGGTGGCGGAACTACAAGAAATACAGAAGGATTCGCAGAACGTTGTATTTGATAATTTTGAGAGTGACTTCTTAGACTTCTCAGAATCTAATCCGTTTGGAGATGTATCGTAATGTTTGGAACATATTTTTATCACAAAAGAATAAGAACTGCGGTATCAGTCTTTGGTTCGTTGTTTAATAACTTGAAGATTCTAAGACAGAACTCTTCAGGTGCAACTATATCCACAGTAAAAGTTCCTTTGTCATACGCACCAAAAAGAAACTTTATTGCACGTCTCAACGAAATGAATAATGGAGAGGACGCAGAACGTAGAGTTGCAATGAAACTTCCTCGTATGTCTTTTGAGATTACGAGTATTGCATATGACCAAGAAAGACAATTACCAAAAGTTAATAGTGTGTCACGTGCAATTGAGAATTCTACTACCACACGTAGAAAGATGTATACATCTACGCCATATAATGTTGCATTCCAATTAAGTATTTACGCAAAGACACAAGACGATTGTCTACAAGTAGTAGAACAAATCTTACCATTTTTCAAACCTCAGTATACGGTATCTGTAAAACCGTTTTCTGATATTCCTACATTAGTAGAGGATGTCCCTGTAACACTTACCAGTGTGGCGTTTGAGGATAACTTCGAAGGTGCGATAGGTGAACGAAGAACTATAGTATACTCCCTTGATTTTGAAATGAAGATAAACTTCCATGGCCCACTAGATACAGGGTCTAAGATTATCCGTGATGTTAGAACAAACTTTAACATGATACACGATAGTTCAGGTGACACATCTCTTATTAGAGCGATACAAACTCTACCTGACCCTAACACGGTCAGTGCAGATAGTGATTTCGGATTCGTAGATAACTTCTTCGATTCCGCTGGTGGAAGCGCAATATAAATAACATAAGGAGAATAACAATGAGAACATGTAAATGTTGCATATGTTGTAAGTGTGATTGTTGTTAGTATTTGTTTATGACTGAAGATAAAAAAGTAAAGGACGATTACGACTATAGTCGTGAGACATATTATGACCTAATTGAAAAGGGTCGAGAGTCCTTAGATTTAATGATTGAAGTGGCACGTGAGTCGGAACACCCTCGTGCGTTTGAAGTCCTTTCTAATATGATAAAAGGGATTTCGGATGTGAATGATAAGTTGATGGATTTGAACAAAAAACGTAAAGACATTAACAAGGAGGAGTTCAAACAGATTGAAAATCAAACGAACAATCTGTTTGTAGGAACTACTACCGACTTGCAAAGATTACTTCAAAAACAAAATGAAACGAAGATAATCGATGCAGAACCCGAATCTAAGGAATGATTCCTATCTTGGCAATATAAATGTCAAGAGAGATGGAGTCCAACATAATTTTACTCAGGAAGAAGTACAAGAGTACGTCAAGTGTTCTCAAGACCCTGTTTACTTTTGTAAAAAATATTTAAAAGTAATATCTCTAGATGAGGGACTTGTTCCCTTTGACCTCTATCCGTATCAGGAGAAAATGTTTGAACATTTCAACACCAACAGATTTAGCGTTGTCCTTGCATGTAGACAAAGTGGTAAGTCTATCTCTTCTGTCGGTTATATTCTTTGGTATGCTTGTTTTCATAGTGAGAAAACTATTGCTATACTTGCAAACAAAGGTGCAACTGCGAGAGAGATGTTATCTCGTGTCACACTCATGTTGGAGAATCTACCGTTCTTTTTACAACCTGGCTGCAAGGCACTCAACAAAGGTTCTATTGAGTTTTCCAATAATAGTCGTATCATTGCCAGTGCTACCAGCGGTAGTTCCATTAGGGGTATGTCTGTTAACCTATTGTTTCTTGATGAGTTTGCCTTCGTTGAAAGAGCGAATGAGTTCTATACTTCGACATATCCAGTTATCTCTGCGGGTAAAGACACTAAGGTTATTGTCACTTCGACAGCGAATGGTATTGGTAATACGTTCCATAAGATATGGGAAGGTGCGGTTCAAGGACTAAACGAATACAAACCCTTTACGGTGAATTGGCATGATGTGCCAGGCAGAGATGCAGAGTGGAAAAGACAGACTGTTGCAAATACATCACAACTGCAATTTGACCAAGAATACGGGAACACCTTCTTCGGTACAGGTGACACATTAGTGAATGCAGAAACCCTTTTGTCTTTTAGAGCAAAAGACCCCGAAAAAGTCGATGGCGACCTTAAAATTTATACTAAACCTCATCCAAAACACGAGTACATCATGACTGTGGATGTGTCAAAAGGAAGAGGTCAGGATTATTCTACCGCAACGGTAATCGACATTAGCTCAAGACCCTTTAAACAGGTTGCTGTCTATCGCAACAACACTATATCTCCTATACTCTTACCTAATTTTATATATAAGTTTGCAGAACTCTACAATCAAGCATATGTGGTAATTGAGTCAAATGATTCAGGTCAATTGGTATGTCAAGGATTATATCAAGATTTAGAGTATGAAAATATCCATATGGAGTCCGCTGTAAAGTCAGACCGTATTGGTATTGAGATGAATCGTAAGGTCAAGAGAATAGGATGTTCATCGATAAAAGATATCCTAGAGAACAAGAAATTAGATTTAGTAGATGCAGATAGTATATTAGAGGTGTCTACTTTTGTATCAAAAGGTCAATCATATGAGGCGTCAGACGGTAATCATGACGATTTGATGATGAATTTAGTCTTGTTTGGGTACTTTGTATCAACACAATACTTTAGTGAAATGACCGATATTAACCTAAAAGAGTTAATGTTTGCGAAACAAATGAAAGAAATTGAAGATGATGTACCCCCTGTTGGGTTCATCGATGACGGTTCTGCGTTTCTACAAGAAGAAAAACAACGAGAAGAAGCGGAGAAATGGATTACTTATAAGGGAAATGTTGAAGATTGGTAATCTGAAAAACTGAGTTGTTATAAATAAAAGTATGTGAAAATAACCGTATTATGATAACTTATAATTAGATTACGAAAAGGAAAGAGCTATGGCACTATTTACACCCTCTGCTTCCCCTGCTGTAACAGTAAAAGAAATAGACCTTACGGGAGTAGTCCCTAATGTCCAAACTTCTACTGGTGCATTTGTAGGGAACTTCGGATGGGGCGCTGTCGGGGTTGCAACACTGGTTTCAGATGAAAACGGTCTTGTAACAACATTCTCAGCACCTACCGATGCAAATACGGTTGACTTTCATTCAGCCGCATACTTCTTGAGATATTCTAATTCTTTACAAGTAGTACGTGAACAGGATTCTGACGCACGTAATAGTATTGCAAAGAATAGTTTCTCAAGTGCTGCCGTTCAAGCTATTAATAACCTAGACGCTTTCGAAAATGCTACTATCGACTCAAGTGATGGTGCGTTTCTCGCTAAGTATCCAGGCAAGCTTGGTGACTCACTACAAGTTTCTATTTGCGGAGTTTCTGACTCTGACAATGGTGGAACTAACAACTTCAACTCGTGGACATACAAGTCTGAGTTTGATGCAGCTCCTGGCACTTCAAAATTTGCAAGTGACCTAAGTTGTAAAAACGATGAACTACACGTGATTGTTGTTGACCAAGATGGTGATATCACAGGAACAGCAGGAACAGTGTTGGAACGATTCCCATTCTTATCCGTTGCAAAAAACGCTAAGAAAGGTGATGGAACATCCAACTATTATAAAGACGTACTTAAAGTTTCGTCCTCATGGATTTACGCTGGTGGTTTCCACAGAAACAGCGACTCAGATGGAGCAAATGACTTCTCTGGGCCTCAATGGGGTAATGACGCAACTTTAGCTGGGTCTCAAGATTTCAAAGGCGATGTGACTTTTGGAACAGGTACAAATCAATGGTCATTCGATGGTGGAGTAACTTCCGCTAGTCTTGGTACAGATGACGTACTACGTGGATTCGACAAGTTCGAAGACAAAGACAATATCGAAGTAGACTTCTTGATTGCACCCCAATCGTTAACTAACACCGCCGCTAATACAGTGGTCAATGACCTTGTATCAACAGCTGCATCAGTAAGGAAAGACTGTGTTGTGGTTGCTAGTCCATCTAGGACAGCAGTCGTAACGACAGGTACTACTGCCGCTGTAACAACATGTAATAATGGATATACTAAGTCCTCTTATCTTATACAGGATAATAACTACCTAAAGGTATTTGACAAGTACAACGACAAGTTTATTAAAATCCCCGCAAACTCATCAACCGCTGGTCTGATGGCTGCTACGGATTTAGTCGCTGCTCCTTGGTTCTCGCCTGCGGGTTCAAGACGTGGACGATATCTTGGTATTACCGATATTGTGCTCTCTCCACAAAAAGCGGATAGAGATACATTATATAAAGCTGGTATTAACCCAATTGCAAATATTCCTGGCGAGGGAATAATGTTATTTGGCGATAAGACCAATGAAAGTAGACCTTCTGCTTTCGATAGAATCAACGTTAGACGTTTATTCCTTGGAATTGAAAGAGCAATCGCAATTGCGGGACGAAACGTAATGTTCGAATTCAATGATGAGTTTACTCGTGCAGAATTCGTAAATATCGTTGAACCATTCTTGCGAGAGATTAAAGGTCGAAGAGGTATCACGGACTTCAGAGTCGTTTGTGACGCAACAAACAATACTCCTGCCGTGGTGGATAGAAACGAATTTATCGCATCTATCTTCATCAAACCCGCACGTTCTATTAACTACGTAACATTGAACTTTGTTGCAGTTAGAACAGGTGTTGAGTTTGAAGAAGTAGTAGGACAGGTATAACAGGAAATAAGGAGTTAAAAAATGGCAATATTAGGCGTTGATGATTTTAAGTCCAAGTTAAGAGGGGGCGGTGCTCGTCCTAATCTTTTCAAGGCAACTGTTAACTTCCCTGGCTATGCTGGTGGAGATGTCGAATTGACATCATTCCTATGTAAAGGAGCTCAGCTCCCGACTAGTGTTATGAATCCAATTGAAGTACCTTTTAGGGGTAGACAGTTAAAGATTGCGGGTGACCGTACATTTGAAAACTGGACTGTGACCGTTTTAAACGACACAGACTTCAATACTCGTGACTCTATGGAAAGATGGATGAATGGTATTAATGCACATGCAACTAACACAGGTTTGACTAATCCAATAGATTACCAAGCAGACTTAGTTGTAGAACAACTCGACAAAGACGAGAGTGTTATTAAAACTTACAACTTCCGTGGATGTTTCCCTGTAAACGTATCTGCAATCGAATTGAACTATGAGACTGTAGACACTGTTGAGGAATTCACTGTGGAATTTGCTATCCAGTATTGGGAATCAAACACCACAAGTTAAGGTGTTATCAAACATATAGATAGAGGAGTAGGTGTAAAAACCTACTTCCTCGCTATATAACTACGGGGAATGTGAATTAGAAGAATACTATGGCAGATAACGATAACAGCATTTTAAAACTTTTTGGGTTTGAACTTAAGCGTGCTACTGCACAAAAACCCAAAGATACAGAAAAGTTACCCTCAATTGTACCATCCACCGATGAAGACGGTGCGGGGTATATTACTGCGTCTGGCAGTCACTACGGTCAATACATTGACTTTGAGGGAACACAAGCAAAAGATAATGCACAGTTAATCATGAAGTACAGGGGAGTTGCAACTCACCCTGAAGTAGATGCTGCCCTAGAAGATATTGTAAACGAAGCAATCGCTGGTGGTGAAATGGAGAATCCCGTTTCTCTTAACCTTGACCAAGTAGATGCATCTGACAGTATCAAAAAACAAATGCAAGAGGAGTTTGACAACATATGTTCAATGTTAAACTTCAACGAACTCGGACATGATATATTTCGTTCTTTCTATGTAGATGGTAGACTATTTTATCACTTAGTCGCCAACGAAAGTAATTTAAAATTAGGTATTCAAGAGATACGTCCTATTGACGCAACGAAAGTTCGTAAAGTCAAACAAATAAAATATAAAAAGGACACTAAGACTGACGCAAAGATTATTGATAAGGTAGAGGAGTTCTTTATCTATCAAGAAAGGGCAGGAAGTAATCAGGGGGTAAAACTTTCTCCTGATGCAGTCTCATATGTGACTTCAGGACTACTTGACCCACAGAAGAAACAAGTGGTGTCTTACTTAAATAAGGCACTCAAACCAATAAACCAATTAAGGATGATGGAAGACTCTCTAGTCATCTATCGTCTTGCACGTGCGCCTGAACGTAGGATATTCTACATTGATGTAGGTAACATGCCACGTAATAAATCAGAAGCGTACATGCGTGATATAATGACTCGTTATAGAAACAAGTTAGTATATGACGCATCAACTGGTGAACTAAAAGATGACAGAAAACATATGTCTATGTTGGAAGACTTTTGGTTACCACGTAGAGAAGGAGGTCGAGGGACTGAAATTTCTACACTGCCTGGCGGTGAAAACCTTGGGCAGATTGACGATATAATCTACTTCCAAAAGAGATTGTATCGTTCCCTAAACGTACCTATCAATAGACTTGAACAAGAGGCACAGTTCTCACTTGGTCGTTCTACTGAAATCAGTAGAGATGAAGTTAAGTTTCAGAAGTTTATCGATAGATTACGTAAGAGGTTTTCCATGTTATTCTTTGGAATCCTACGCAAACAGTTAATCATGAAAGGTGTGATTACTGAACAGGATTGGGAATCATGGAAGAATGATGTCAACGTTGACTATCTGAGAGATAACCACTTCACCGAATTGAAAAACAATGAAATTCTCCAAGATAGATTGTCAACTCTTGATGCCGTATCCTCGTATGTAGGTGAATATTTTAGTAGAGAATGGGTAATGAAGAATGTCATGCAAATGACAGACGAAGACATACAGGACATGAAAGACCAAGTAGAAGCGGAAAACGCTAACTCGGACGATGAAGGTGACGATGCATTTGAACAAACAGATGTACCAAACATAACTACACAATCTATAGGAGAATCCAATGTCGGAAGAAATTCAAAACGAAAATGAAGAAGAAGTTCAACAACCATCTGCGGTTGAAGAACTTGTAAATCAAATTACAGACGGAGAACTTGCAAAAGCAGAAACTTCGTTTGGTAGTCTTATCAATGATAAGATTAGTGACGCATTAGAAGCGCAAAAGGTCGCAGTCGCATCTACTATTTTTAATGATGCAGAAGAAGAAATTGTTGACCAAGAAATCGAAAATGACTTCGAAACAGGTGAAATTGAACCTGAAAGCGAAGAAACTGACGAAGAAAGCGAAGAAACTTCGTCCTAGAAAATTCTATTTGTATAAATAATAGTAAAGGAATTGAACTTGTTATGAAAACATTTTCTGAAATACGTAGAAACACCTCTAAAAAAGAAGGTGAAGTTGTATTCAAAAAGAAAATCAAACGTATACAAGTTGAAATAATCAAGCGTGCTGATATTAAAGGACGTGAGAATGTTCCTTTCGTTGCGTATGTAGACGGTGACCGTCTTGACGCATTTAGAAGTCTGAAGGATGCCCAAAAGGCAGCTGAGACAGTTATAAGGGAATTGACCTAATGAAACTGATAACAGAGTACACAACTAGCGATGTTCAATGCATCGTAGAGAAGAAAGAAAACGGTGAAAAGAAATACGTCATCGAAGGTGTATTCGCTCAGGCAGACAAGAAGAACAGAAACGGACGTGTTTACCCCAAACCTATTTTAGAGAATGCGGTAAACAAATACGTAAAAGAACAAGTAAAGACGCATCGTGCGGTTGGTGAATTAAATCACCCTGAAGGCCCAACGGTGAATCTTGATAAAGTTTCGCATCTCATTACTGACCTTAAATTTGAGGGAACTAATGTGGTCGGAAAGGCACAAGTATTGCCAACTCCAATGGGTAAAATCGTAGAAGGTTTGCTCGAAGGTGGTGTGCAACTAGGTGTGTCAACTCGTGGTATGGGTAGCCTTGTGCAGAAGAATGGTGCTATGGAAGTCGGTAAAGACTTCATTCTTAGTACGGTTGACATCGTACAAGACCCATCTGCTCCCGAAGCCTTTGTTAATGGTGTTATGGAAGGGGTAGATTGGGTTTGGAATAACGGTATTCTTTCTCCACAGGTAATTGAAGAAATGGAGACTGAAATTAGAACAGCTCCGAAAAAGTACAGTTCCACTGTGCAGATTCGTGAGTTTAAGAATTTCCTCTCGTTAATAAAATCGCAAATATAGAGGAGTGTCGATTATGACAGAAGAAGTAAATCAAGAGGTCGAACTCCACGAAGACGACATTAACGAAATCGTGGAAGAAGAAACTCTCGAAGCAAACGAGACTATATCTGAGGCAGACAAATTACTCGACAAGGGTAAAGACGAAGATGAAGCAGAGAAATCTGTGGATGACGCTGAAGATGCAGTCAAAAAACAAGCTCCTGCTC